TGAAATTTCTGATAAGTGCATTTACATCTTTGATATCGTTGGTAGCAGTATCATACAGCTTATCAAATATATCAAGTCCCATAAACTGAGCCATCAAGTCTTTCCTTTCCGATTGTGATTTATCAATGAATAGTGCGTTGTTAGCTTGTAGTGAAAGTGCTGTCATAATGAAATCCTCATATCTCCCTACATAGGTTTCAATGATTTGGTTTGTATCCCTACGTTCCGTTCCATTAAGTGATTCCCTACCACTATCTCCCTCTCTCCAAAAATCAACATCTACTTTTACGTTCTTTCCTTTGTTAATCGTTCTACCTTCTCTACGAATACCATAAACCACTCCATCAACGGAGAATTCTAATTGGCAATGGAAATCTTGCTTTCTATTGTTCATAATAGCAGATGCTTTGTAAGCCCTACTACACTTATCAAACAAGCAAAATGAGATTGAATCAAATAGGGATGATTTACCCTGTGCATTTGGGGCGAATAATCCCATCAATCCGTTTACCTTATCGAAGTTGATTACGTTCCTCTCTCCGTATGAGAACATATTACTGAAATCAAACTTAATTGGTTTCCAGCTTATGTTTCTTTGTAGTTCTGATGGTTGTATTCTACTATTAATGTCACGATTTATTTTCTCTATCCCAGCTAAATCCTCCTTTGTCACAAATGGCATCATACGTTCAATATACTCACCTATTAAAGAGTTTTGATGGTTTATATCAGCCACACTATCTACTTCCAACCTTGCTTCTCTATCGTTGGTTTTCTTCTTATTAAAGGTATCCGTTCTAATGATTGTAAAATCCTCTACACCATACTTTGCCGTAATATCAGCCATCATTCTCTTTGTATCTGCGGTATCCGTATTTGTTACCCTCACTCTTAAACGAGGGTATAACGGCATATCAGTTACATCCGGAACAATACCACCATCAACATCTAAAGTATAGTATCCGTAATCGTTTTGGATATCAACTTCCTCATAAGTCATTGTATCTAAATCCCAAACTAAGAATCCGTGCTTGTCAAGCGTTTCACCAAAGTTTTGTTGTACCAAAGAACCGGCATATACCACCTTACATCCGCTTGGTGATATCATCTCTTGTCTTTTATGGATATCTCCTAATAAGGCTAAATCATATCCATCGAATATATCAGTTGTGAAGTGTCTACTACTAACCACATACCCCACATCGGTTGTAGAGTTATCAACAGGTCCGTGAAATAGTGCAATCTTTTTGTTTCCAAATAGAGTGTTTGCTTTAGGCCAATTATCTTTGTTATCAAATATACTAAATACTGCAAAATCAACACCACCAATACCATAAACTTGCGTATCTCTTAAATACGTTAGATTTGGTAATTTTAATGCATCAACGATTGGAGTAAGTACATCCATTCTATCCGAATTGTTCATATTACAATCGTGATTGCCAGCGATTACAATTGTAGGACATAGTTTGTTACATTCCGTAAATAACCAACTAATCTCACTAACCAATTCAGGACTCATTTCCAATTTAGCATGAGCGATATCACCAGCTAAGTAGATAATGGAATCTTCCGTTCCTCTTTTTTGTATTTCCTCAAACATTGAGTAAAATACTTGTCTAAACTCTTTGTGTCTTTTGATATTACGAATGTGTATATCCGCAATGTGATAAATTCTCTTTAACCTCATATATTATTTAGTTTGGATAGAACTAAGTCATCCCATCCAGTTTGTTTTGCTCCCTTTAGGAGTTCGTTTACTTTTTTAAATCCCATTTCACCAGCATCCTTATCAGTTGGTATAATGTTACGAACTTTAATTCCGTTCTTTAAAAAGTAATCAGTATGTTTAGTTGAATCTGCAATAGCATCTGAATCTAACATAATAGTTACTTCTTTAACTCCTTTCTCTATAATCTTATTCTTTAATTTATTCAATAAGAACTTTCCAAGCAAAGGAATACAATTTCTTTTAATTGAAAATGAATCGAATACACCCTCACACAAAGTAATAGGTTCGTTCCAATTGATTTGATTATCAAACACAATTACATCTCTATTAACGGGCGGATTCTTATACTTCATTCGTTCTTCTTTGTAATATGAACGAGCTACGAAATAATTCAAATCACCATTCTCATCGTAGGATGGAACAATAACTCTACCAAAGTATAATCCTTCCGAACAATACCCAATATTGTATTTAACGATATCAGCTTGTGTAATGCCTCTTTCTTTTAAGTAATTAATTGCTTGATTGTATTCAGGGTTGAATCCTTTTGGTTTGAAGTGCAATTGTTTGAATTCTGATGGTAGTTGTAACTTAGCTACATACTCATCCTTTTCAACTAAGGTATAATCATCCTCACCATAGATATCTTTCAATCTATTAAGGTCTCTTATATCTACATTGAGTTTGCGAAGGAGTGATTGAATACTTCTACCCTTAGAATCACATACCCAGCAGTGCCATCTTTGAGTATCTAAGTTTACTTGAAGTTTCTTCTTATGGTGATTACAAAATGGACAATGATGTGCTTGCTCATTTCCTTTAAGAGATGAACCTACACCCAATGCGGTGTCCAAAATGTTAATGACCGTTAGTTTGTTCTTCCCAGATAGCATTAATTAGATATTATATCACAAATATACGAAAAATTTGGGATATAACCAAATTAATGGTTGGAATTCTTTACATCGTAAAGGAAATCAGCTAAAAACTGCATTTTTGCTGCAATTGGTGCTTTTGGTTGGTTTGCTTCCAACATTCCTTTAAGGTCTATCAAAGATGCAGCTGCTATTTGTAGTGCATCATCTTTTGCGTTTAAATAAGCTTCGGAGATTCCGTACTTCTTTGCAATTTCAGGTATTGTCATAACTTTAGTTTATAATATCCCTACGGAAGAATTTTCCCATAAGGTTTTCGTTTATTGCTTGGTCATTGGCAAGTACATCGTAATGAAACTGCCATTTAATTTCGTAATATGATAAGGATTTCTTTGAAAAGCAAAACTGAATGATTTCTCTTTCAAAATCACCAGCTCTACCCTCTTTTACTTCGGATTTAATCCATTCGTTTGATGAATAGTATTTCTCCCAATCGGAAGCACTTCTAACAACTCTCTTTCTAGTCTTGCCCTTAAGAGGCTTCAATCTTCGAACTTGATTTAGGGACTTCTTCCCTATATAAAATCTACCAGTTGGTATGTGTATCATTTTATAGACAAACCCAACTGCACCTTCCGGTGTACTTTCCTCCGTAACTATATTTCCATTAAATTTCCAACTCATTGATTACTTTTTCGCCATATCTGAATACTTTTTTGAAGTATTCACTGCACCCTTCCTAGCTTTAGCAAGTCTAGTTTCATCTTTTGATAAATCTCTACCACCATCTGCATTTATAGGGGTTTTATCACCACCTTTAATGTTTGCAGCGCCTGTTTTAGGTCCAGTAGTTCCGTATAATTCTAATATCTTTGACATTTTTATATGTGTTTATTTAGTATAAATATAACGTTATGTATCGAAACGTATGATAAAGTTTATTGGATAGTTTGGTTCTGATTTAATTGGTTGTGGTAATTTTGCTACTGCAAGCATATTTAATTCATTATCGTATAATCCAATTGTTGTAATATAAGGTGCTAAATAAGACCCAGTTGGGTCTATCGAACCACTATATTCAAAATCATCAAAACTACCAAATTTATTAGAATCTAATTTAGAAACATATGGATATTTTGCATTTCTAACATATTGTACACCACGTTCTGTTATTGTTTGTGTTACTAAATCATTTGGTTTTGCTCTAACAACATTAGGTCTATTTACTAATTGTGTATATTTTCTACCACCATCTTCATATATTGCCGATGGGTTTTGTGAAAAATTAAATTCACTTTCTAATACTGAAATGAATATCTCATTTTCAAATAGTGTTTTGGTAGAGCGAAAATTTAAAGTAAATTGAGATAATACAGAACCACTAACTATATCTTTTGTAATTACTACAAGTCCTCTATCATAAAAGATATTACCTTTAATGTTACTTCCAGAATCTATAAGATTTGAAAACCCATCATCAGTATATGTTCTGCCCAATTGTTCATCTTCCAATCTAACAGTACCTATCTTAATACCCTCACCATAATATATTTGTGGGATTGATATTACTGCAATATTATTTTCTATTAATCTCTCATTCTTAGATGCATATGAATGTCTTTTACCAACTTCCGTTAATAATGAAGATGTTTCTGGATTTAGGTAAAATTGAGATTTAATTGATTGATATACTAACTTTTTTACAAATCCGTGACTTTGTGAATCGGAATCAACATCAATAAGTGTATTAGCTCCGTTTTCACCGAAAACTGGGTAAACATCATTTTCATCTAATGTCCATTCTTTGTAAACTTTTAAAGGTCTAACAATGATATCAGATTTTGGAATTTCTTTAAGCATCTAATCTTTTGATTTTATATAAATATTCCACAAATGAAAAACCCCCAATTAAGGGGGCTTTCATATTATATTAATTTTTAATTAGAATGATAATTTCACTTTAATCAAAACTTCCTTATCAAATGATTTAACAATTGGTTGAGAAGTTTTAGCTACTGCAATCAATTCATTTGCATCATTCAATAAACCTACAGTTGTAATAAATGTTTGTGGGTCAGTTTCAAATGTTGGTTCAGTAAAGAATCCGTTTGCATCAATGTAAGTAGGATTATTTGAATAGTTAAATTGTCTATTTGTTGCTCTTACAAAGAAATGCTGAGTAGAAATGTTTTCAGTTCTACGAGCTTCAAAATCTTTACCATTTTTAATTGCGTAATACAATCTCTTATGGTTTTCCATATCAGCTGCTGTTGAATCAGATGGTATTAAAGAACCTACCGTTTGATATGCTTCATTCCAAACATTACCAACAGTTGTTCCAACTGCTTTAGCATTAAGGATAATAATACCTCTATCAGGATAGAATTCACCATATCCCTCACCAGTACCTGAGTCTGTAGTTGCTGTTATAGTTGCTTCAGCTTGAGTTCCTAAATTTAATGAACCTCTAACTACTTTAAATACATTACCGCTTAATCCGTAAGAATCACCGAACTTCTTACCACTATTATCAATAAATGTAAATAAACCATTAGAACCAGAAAGTGATAATGACCAGTTACCAGCATCCATCTTTTCTCTATATCTTGCTCTAGCCACATTAATAATATAAATACCATTTGCATCAGTTGCTACGGTAGATGCGTTATCAAATTGGAATTTGGTATCGGTTGGGTCTAACAACATTGATTTATACTGAGCGTATGTTGCTTTTGTAGGTAACAATGCGTTATCATCAGTTGCTAAATTAACAGAGCCACTACCATCAACATGTCCATAAGCAATTGCAAATTGAACTTCTTCAGTTTCACTTGCCAAAGGATTTTGGTCAAACACATTGTAGTAGTATTTACCACTTTGTGCAGTTGTTTGGGATGATGCAGTAAAGAATACGTTTAATGAACCAGAGTCATTAGCCCATAATCCAGTTGTTACGATTTCTACTTTAGCGTTTACCTTATCAAATTCACCAAATCTTTTATAAATACCAGTTATAGTTTCACCTACAGTTGATATTTGTTGCCCAGCAGGTAATGCTGAGTTTAAAAGGGTTACGATTTGATTGGTATCAATTGTACCAGTATTAGCTAAAGCTGCTATTTGGCTGGTTATCGATGGTGTGTTTATTAATGCCATTTTATATTTCTATTTTACTTTATGCGTTTGCTTTATAAGTTACGATTACAGGAATAGTTTGAGAACCTCCAGTTTCGTTTCCGTAAACAGTGATTGTAGTTGATACATCCACAGTTAAGTTTGGATTTGGAGTAAATCTAAATTCTAAACCAGTAACTACTTGTGCCGTTGTTGTTACTTCTTCACCTAAGAATAATGTAGTTCCAGTTCCAGCTGCTCCTCTACTTACAGTTATTGTACCAGCTCTTTGGTCTGCTAACAACATTGTGTATCCAGCATTTGTATTTCCAGAAGGTGAAGTTGTTGGTAATAATCCCACAGCTCCTTCACTTTGGTTTACACTAATTGAAGGTACACCTAATCTTATAGTTGGGATTTGAGTTGTTCCTTTTGGAAGGGTAACTAACTTATATCTCAATACTTGAGTTTCATCAGGAGATGCTTCCGTAATAGGAATTGCTCTAATTGCTGAATCATAATAAGCCGAACCCTTTGGGTGTGCAGGCTCATATAATGTGTAATCAATCTCGTCATCACCTAAAGCGAACTTTGTAATGTTCAATGATTGACCGGATGCTAACTTTTGTCTACCTTTTTTGGTAAGAATCGCATCTACTGTAATTTCGGTGTTATCTAAATATGCCATTTGATATTGTTTTTTAATCTATTTCTTAAAATAAATATAACTATTTAATATTTTCAATTATTAATCCACTTCCAATATTGGTTCTCCACTACCTCTACCAGTCTTAGCCACTCTAAGAATATTAGGATTAGTAGTAAATGTTTCAACAGCACCCAATCCATCAGGTGTTGTTAATGGTGTTTGTTGAGACCCCATAAAATAAGAACGTTTTAAACCTTCGGATAAATTACTTACAAATTTATAGTGAGTTGGTAAATATCCATTCAATGCCTGTACTTCCACTACTCCGTTTCCTAAAGAAACACTTCCACTCCAAGCCATACTACTAACTTTGTACTTATATTTTGTAGTAGGTACTTTAACATATCTAACTCTTTCACCAGGAAATATTAATGAACGAGTTGTTGGATATCCGGCTATTTGCGTATTAATTTTTTGTGTATATTGTTCTTTTACAATAAATACACTCTCTCTACTTCCAGTGTGGTTTCCAAATACATCATCATAATAATAAGTTTTAGAAACACCCTGCTTTGCGTACAATCCATATCCTCTATTAGCCAATGAATTTTTATCCATTCCAATTTCCGTAAATGTAAACGAATCAGCCTCTCCAGATAAACTACTACCAGTAGGTACTTGAATTGCTACAGAATACATAGGTGCACTTGCTTCTAATGTTTGATTAGCTGCTATTATGCTTGTTTCGTAATTAGGATTAGATGTTTCAAATGTAGTTTCTTCTAAATCAATAATACCATTATTATTACTAAAAGTAGTATCAAGTGTAGCTACATTTTGAATATCCAAATGTGCATCTTTTGGTATAGATTCGGAATCAACATATATATCATCTTGCGTATTGATTGATGTTGCGAAATCATTTCTTAAAGATTCTGGTTTATTCCAACGAGTCTTACTTCTTTCTAAATAATGCGGTTCAATTAATAATCCTTTTGATATATTTGTTCTAGCAGGTGCTAATTCTGCTAATACCTCAAATAAAGATTTATCAATATATTTAACTAATCTAATATATTCGTAGATATCTCTGTTATCCAATCTTTCAAAATAATATCCTCTTAAAATATCTAATTGTCTATATGAATCTTTATATTCATCAGATGGGTCACCAATATAGTTATCAATATTAAAATCACCAAATGCTTTTAAGATATCCATATTCAACTCCTT